ATTTGATTTTGAAGATAATATTTGTCCTGGGTTTTCTTGTCGGTTTGTTGATAAAGGATCAGAAAACCCTAATCATTGGTTGCCTGGTTGTATGAAAAATTTACGCATACCAAAACTCAAGTCACTATTAGATAGTCAATACACAGCATTACGTATATGGAGAATGCAACTTTGGATATATCCTTCTGTTAGTCAAGAGGCATTCAATAGACCTCATAATCCTCATATAGATCTTTCAACGCGTAGAGGTCGTAAAAATGGAAGAAAAATTAGCAAAGATGAAACAGGAGAAGGAAATATAGTCCTTCTATATTACGTTAATGATTCTGATGGGGATAATTATTTTTACAAGATTAAAGAGGAATATAAAAATCACCCTTCTTTAGATGATGATCAAATGTATCATCCTGATTTATTGGAAATAGTTCACACAGAAACTCCTGAAAAAGGTAAATTATTAGTGATGGATGGAGACACAATCCATGCTAGTTCTTCTCCTTCTAAAGGACTAAGGTCAACCTTAAATATTAATTTAATACCTACGAATGATTGAATTACCTTTTCTGCATGATTTTTTCTATACTGATATACCTAGTAATAAAGATGAATTATTGCATGAAATAGAAAATAGCGAGTTAGATAAAAACCAAAATTTTTCATGGAATACTTTTTGCTCATTAAAGTTAGAACGACTTGATTTAGATAAAAAAATAGAATTATTGCAGCCGTCTTTGTCCAAGTTCTTACAAGAATTAAATATTGAAAGTGATCATATGAATGTTCAATTATGTGGTCTATGGAGAAATACGTATTATCAACATTCTTTTCAAGAAATTCATGATCATAGTCCTCATCATTTTTCAGGTGTTTTATTCTTGACGGATGAACAACCTGGTGATAGTAAATTTTATTTTGTAAATAAACATTTAAGTGAGATTCCACAGGGTTGGCGAACACTTAGGAAAGGTGAAAGTATTGTTCATGCAGGTAGGTATTGGTTGAAAGCTGAACGAGGTCGAATTGTATTGTTTCCTTCTTATTTAATGCATGGTGTGACGGAACATCACTCAGATAAACCTAGACAGACAGTATCCTTTAATTTTGATTTCCTTTAAGTTGGGTTATAAAAACTACACCATCCAGTCGCAATATATTTATCTCCTTTATTAGGAGTGACTCCTTTGTGGGGATGAGTCCAATAAGCAGGCCAAAGAACAACACGTCCTTCTTTAGGCTTAATAGTTGTGGCTTGATGAGGAAATTCTGTTCCTGATTGTGCGTCATTTAAGTAAATCATCCAAACCAACATACGATCACCAGCTATTAAGTGAGCTTCTGCCGTTAATGAATCTAGATTTTTTAATTCATGATTATTAATGTTTTTCCATCGAGAAGCATGTTCACAATGCAACGCATTATATCCTTCACCTTCTGAATAATATTGAATGTTATACCAAGAACGAAGCTTCCATGCTGCTAACTCATCTATGAATGGATACTCTTTTTTATATCGTTCTATCGCCTTGGTTATTACTGGCAACAGAATCGTATTGAACTGACGAAATGGTGGATATGGTATTTGATTTTTAATCTCCAAGAAATCTACGTTAAAATCCATAGATGTCTTACCTTTCGTTTCAGTTCTATACATGAAAGGAGTGTTATCTGCATCGTTTAATTTATTGAAAGATCGAATGACTGATTGACAGGAATTGGAATCTAATAAATCATCATAAATTTTAATAAAGGATAGATCAGGCATTTTGTTTCAACTCTTCTGTCATCCCTTTGTGCCAATACTTCAAACCAGATAGAGCCCAAGGACCATATCTAAAGCTTGCAGGATTAACGGCTTCAGCAATTTTGACATCTTCTAATGTTTTGTTTGAAATAAACTCACATGCATCATTAAATAAAGGCTCATGTATTAATAGATCCTTTGCATACTTCCAAAACGGAGTGTCATATTTAGAACCAAATTTATAGTGCCAAAGGATAAACGTTTCCACCTGCTTAATATGTTGCTTGATATCTATGGAAGCATGATGAGCAGCCCAACCTTTATTGCCAATGAACTGATATGAATACCTAGCCCATGTTTGATAGGTATTAATTGCAGTCGCTTCCATTGGTTCGAGGAAGAATAATTTATTGCCATTTAAAATCACTCTGCCTTGAACAGGGTTCTTAGCAACGTAGTTATTAAAAGTTGAATGAGATGTTATTTCTACGTCAAAAATTTCTTGAAAGTTTTTTTCTGCATCTTCCCGCGAGGTGATTGTATCGTTATACAAGTAACCAATAGATCTGGCATAGGAAGGAGACTCTGGATTAGTGGGAATTACAAAAGTCCACCCATCAGGAGTAGCAACATGCTGAGTAAATATATCTTGGATATCTTTCTTAGGTTTACCTAAAATTGCTGCATTAATTGGACTAATCAACGTGTCATACTCTTCTAAATCCTGAGGCTTCCCTCTGCAATCAATAACGTAATCAGCATCAATATCATCTAAGTTTTCGACTTTCTTATCTGTGACCTTAAATGCCTTTGAATTTAATACATATTCCTGCATCTCAGCAGGACAAAAATGTACTGCAATTTGATTGCCAGGGAAAGGATGAAAAATATCTTTATTAATCTTGCCCCAATCCTTATATAAAATTCCTAATTTAGGCGTTGCATGAATAGCGTTGGAATAGTAATTAAATTCTGATTCGATAGCACTCCATAACAGTTGAGGTTGAAGAGGAAAAGTTGCTTGTCCAGCTAGTTCTGGGTTGATACTAGAATCATGAATCAGTTCAATCTCTTCAATTCCTCTACCATTACCTCTCCACTTATCCATCTTGGATTGCCAAGAATACTCTAAAGCTGAAAAGCATCCTGCGTTACCAGCTCCAACGATAGAAACTTTAGTCATCGACGTACCTTTCTGATAGTGAGATATAAATTGGAATATGCAGCGATTACTAGTAAGACTAATAGAAACGTATTAACTGTCATCTGCCATCTCCTTTAGTAAAGGTTTCTGAATCGGGTCCTGTAAATCGATCATCGGTTCCCCATTTGTTTCTTTGATATTCCATGAGGAACAACAAGCAACAGCCGGCATGGGCGAGGTGGGAATATCCTGTTTCGGGGTCATTATCCTCTCCTCTCCACCAAGCGAAGAGGTGTCTGCATAGCGCGGCAAAGTAACGCCCCCACTCAGTTCCCCTACACCAGTTATTAGCACTATACTTTCTAGCGCCGTAACCGAGAACGTCAGCGATGTCTCCAACAGCTTGCCAAGGGATGAGATCAAAGCGAGTCTTTTCCATTCATAGTTCCATTTTGCCTAGGATAGAAAATGAAGCAAGTTCTAACAAGTTTTGAAAGGGAATTCAAGCTCTCCTTATAGATGGGGACCACAAAGTAAATCAGGTTTAGTAAGAAAATATTTAGCAAAAGCTAGATCTTTAAATTCTCAAGCACAATCATATGGTGGAAGCACAGGAGGTAGAAGTAGCATCGATCAAGGTTCAGGTATCAACGTATTAAACAGAAGATCAGCAGAACAATCCGAGAAGAAAAAAGTATTTGAGCAAGAAGTTAAACCATTTGCTGCAGGACAAGCTGTCTGGGATGTAAAGAAAGATATTTACGCTGATCTAGGAACTTAGTTAATTGCTTTTGCTTCTACTAAGCGTTGTGTTAGTTGCTTAAGTTCTAATCTATTACCTCGACGTGATTTGTTGTAATGGATCAAATCTGAAGCTGCAAAATCAGACAACATAAAACGGCAAGTCTTACCTGAATTCCATTCAGGATCAGTGTCAGTAGGATCCCACCATAAAACGAATTCAAAGGGAGGTTCCATTGTGGCTTTATACCCAGGTAACGCTTGGTGAAATTTATGAATTCTCCCTGCTAGTTCCGTGATATTTGCATACTGATCTGAATTCAACATTTCTCTTTGAGCTGTATCTACAGGTAATGCGTCTTTCCATGTAATCCAAGAGTCATACACAATAGATCGCACAGTTAAATAAAGATTGCCATCAGGCGCCTTGAATTGATCGGGAGGATTCTCGAATAATTGATTATCAATATCAAGCATGGAAGTCATATGCTTTTCTGCAGCTAATTTGATACGATTTTTCCCAATCGTTCTCGCTGCTATATTCGTTGAAAACAATCCTGCCCATGGAATGAAAAACATTATGGAAACGAGATAGTCCTGTCTGGAATTGATCGTGTTGAACTGGCGGCAAATAAATGATTGCCGACCAATCTGAAGGAGATACGTTCCTAAAATTTTCTAATTCATCGTCATACCACATAGGACGTAGTCTCTTAAATGGAATACAAACGGGGAAGTCCCAAATCCAAGGAGCTCTAATAATTGCTTCATTATGTGCAATCCAAACGACCGCGTGTTCTATATGACCTGCTCTGTATTCTTTTAATGTCTTATTTAATAGTCGCCTAGTTAAGGCTGCACCTGTAGGCGCTCCAACAAAAACACGTTTAGAGGAACTATGAACATCATCTGCATACCATTCTTTTCTAACAATATCTTCTAATGTTTCTTCTTCTCGATCATAATATCTACTTGCTCCAACAAGTCTATTAATATCAACAGTTGAATAAGGATCAAGATCAATACTCCCTAAGACAGATTTAGCTCCTGCTACGACATCTGCAGGTGGAGCTAAATTGCACTTATCAGGTGAATGACGGATCTTGTCAATCATTCTTATAAAGCACTCATCAAGCTAGCAATTCTTTTAGCAGGATTATCTCTAGGTAATGTTGTGCAAGACGCTCCTGATTTATCTATCAATATGAGACATATCTCTTCTTTGAAATTTGCATTTTGGATTACTCCTAAAGCTTCTTTGCAGAAATCAACTACCGAAGAATCTTTATTAGCTTCAGCATCTTTGAGATCCTGAGACAGCATGAATTCGTTGACGTAATTAGATCTATCCGGATGCTTCTTGTCTGCTACTAAATTTAATATTGTTGCACCTGCGCCAAGGTAACCGTAAGAGGTGTCAAAGCGTTGGATCATGTCAGACATAATCGCCTCACAAATCCTAATATTTAATTCTTTAGAGGCTTCTTTATTAGCTGAAGGAACCGTCTTGTCTATTAATTCTGGAAAGAATTTAACAAGAAACTCTGCTGGTTGAGGTCTCGCCACGAAGGAAATTGCGTTGAATATCTACTAACAAGGAGTCGCAACGCTCTTCTGCATTTTCCGCTAAAGGTTTCAAATGTTTGAGTTCAGGATCTTGAGATATTGAACCGATTAAATGACTAAGGGCGTCATGTATTTCGGTCATGTCAATTACATTATCCATTAGACACTCAAATCTGTTTTTGAACGGTGGGTATTAGACCACCATGAATAAACTTCTGGAACCCAAGCGTGAACATGATCAGCAATAAGGTCTGCTAAACTCTTTGTTTCGTAAGACCTATTAGGTCTCGAACAGCTATCGAGTAATCGTAGCCATGCACGAAGACTACCTGAAGCTGTAACATTCTGCAACATACACATCGTTAATAGCTGTTGTGCTTGTATAGCACTAGCACCTGCTTCTCTGTATCCGTTGTAATCAATAGCTGAAGAATATGCAGAAGCTAACTGGTTGTCGTGATCCGCTTCACTCCATGGGTGACGATGTCCTGTGTAATCTGGATAATTTCCTGGGCATCTAGAGTGAAATAAATTTTCTAATGGATAATTCTTCTCTTTCACTGCGAGACGAGTGTTTTCAGCAGCTTCATATAAGGGTTGCAGACTGAATTGCATATCATTTCTTTCTGTGCAAATTTCATGCAATGTACTATGGTCTGACTTTATAAATAAAGATAAGTGAGGGTGTTCTAAAGCAGCAAATGTTCCCCAAGAAGGATGCGTCTGACTAGTGTGTCGATAATGACTCGTTATAAGGTTCCCGCAAGTGTCTTCTGCAAACGCATGCTCTTGTACATCTTTTTCTTTTTCTATATCGTCTATCAGGTCACCATGTTTATTCATATATAAAGCTGTATATATTAATCTTTGAGGCATTTCGGTCGCTGCAATTCGTTTGACCACAAACGATTCAATTGCTGATTTGGTCAAAATACTCAGTACATCTTGGCAGAGAATATCACCACTTCAGCAAGAAGCAAGTGATCCTACCTATTTCAGTTGTAAAGTTTTATTACGCGTTATCTTCGTTGCCGTAAAGCTTGTCATAGAAGTAATTAAACATTTCTTTTGGATCTTGATAATCTGGAATATTTAATTTGTTACCAATAACCTT